GTTCTTCGCATCAAGTATGCAAAATCAAAAGAGGAAGAACCAATAACAAATTTCATTCACAAAGGAATCGCAAGAAGATCTTTCGATTTGGCTTGGAAAATTGCTTCCAAGTTCGATCTGTCTTCTTTGGAAGCCACAATCGATAAAGGACTTTTAAAAATTGAAATTCCATTATCAGACGAAAGCTTACCAAAGAAAATTCAAATCAAACCAAGGACGTTATTTCAAGTTAACGCCTAAATAAAAATAAAGAGGCCTACCGCCCTTAGTTATGTTTAGCATCTGCAAAAATTACATCAAAGTCAACGAAGACCTATTTCAAGTGGTAAAGCAAATACCAGAGGACAGGATAGATAATCCTGAAACTGGGGTAGAAACTATTAAAAAATGGTTAGGCGCTGACACTGCATTTAAAAAAGATGGAATGTTATATTTTTGTATTAAAATTGAAGAATTAGAAATAATAAATTAAAAAAATGAGCAAATTAAAACCACTCAACGGTTTCTTAATATTAAGACCGATTGAAGAACAAGAACAAACTTACGGAAACATCGTAATCCCAGATTTAGGCAAAGAACGTCCTGAAATGGGTGAAGTAGTAGCGACTAGCGAAACTTACAATTGGCACACAGACACATTTGTTAAATCAGCTGTAAAAGAGGGACAAAAAGTTTTGATTCCTAAAATGGGATCAATGAAAATCACCATCGAAGGTGAAGATTATTTCATCGCAAAAGATACTGAAATCTTAGCAGTTTTAAACAATTAATATGAGTACAACAAAAAACATAAGCGGAACAGAACTTAAAGAGAAGTTGCTTTCCGGAATTGAAAAATTAAATTTAGCCGTATCTTCTACATTGGGTCCCGGCGGTAGAACAGTTTTAATCAGAGAGCAAAATGGCGAAGTTAAAGTTACCAAAGACGGTGTAACTGTAGCCAAAGCTTTCCATAAATTAGAAGACGACGTTGAGGACTTGGGTGCTCAATTAGTAAAACAAGTTAGTATTAAATCGGCTATCGAAGCTGGTGACGGTACAACTACTTCTACTTTATTGGCAACAGAAATGGTAAGAGAAGGTTTAAAAGAAATTCGTCAAGGTTCTAACGCAGTAGAGATTAAAAACTCAATCGATAAAACAGTCAAGCAAGTTATTGAATATATTAAGAAAATTGCTATCGATATCGATTCAGAAGAACAAGTAAAGCAAGTTGCGACTATATCAGGTAATAACGATGTAGAAGTTGGTAATTTGATTGCTACTGCGATTGAAAAAGTAGGTCGCGAAGGTGTAGTTACAATCGAAGAATCAAAAAGTGGAGAAACCAGTTTAGAAATCGTTGAAGGTATGCAATTCGACAGAGGTTACAAATCTCCTTATTTCGTTACTAATAACACAACGATGCAGTCAGTATTAGAAGATCCTTACATTTTCTTGTACGACGGTAGAATCTCCTCAGCTCAAGAACTTTTACAGGTTTTAACAAAAGCAAATTCAGAGAACAAACCATTGTTAATTATCGCAGAAGATATCGGAGAAGAAGCATTAGCTACTTTGATCGTTAATAAGATGAGAGGTATCGTTCAAGTTTGTGCAGTTAAAGCGCCAGACTTTGCAGAGAGAAAAACGTTGATCTTAGAAGACATCGCAATCTTAACAGGCGGTTCAGTAGCTTCTAAAGACAAAGGTCACAAATTGGAAAAATTAACTGGAACTCAAATCAACGAATTCTTAGGTAGAGCTAGATTAGTTACAGTATCCAAAGACGAAACTACTATCATCGACGGTAAAGGCGTTGAAACTGTAATCGAAGCAAGAGCAGAAGAGATCAAAGAGCAAATTGAAAAATCAACATCGTTCTACGAGAAAGAGAAATTACAAGAGAGATTAGGTAAATTGGTTGGAGGTGTTGCAATCATCAACGTGGGCGGTAATTCTGATATTGAAATTAAAGAGAAGAAAGACAGAGTAGAAGACGCTTTATACGCAACTAAGGCAGCGTTATCTGACGGTATCGTAGCAGGCGGAGGTTCGGCTTTATTCGAAGCGTCCATTCAACATCATGCACAAGATTCTATCAACGATGCAATTGCTTATGGAATTGTTCAGAAAGCGATTCAAGCTCCATTCAAGAAGATCTTAGAAAATGCAGGAGTTCAAGACTGGTACAATAAGATTCCAAAAGAAGGTGAAGTATACGATGCCAAAAATCACAAGATAGTAAACGCGTTAGAAGCCGGCATTATCGATCCAGCCAAAGTGGTTATCACGGCTCTTAGAAATGCGGCTTCAGTAGCAGGAACCATTCTAACTACCGAATCAGTCGTATTCGAAAAGAAAGAAAAAGAAGAAAAAACTCAAGACCCAATGATGGGTATGATGTAATAAATTAAAATAATAAGTTATGCTAGTAGGATTGGTATCAATGATGGGAAACGTAGGCTCCACTTTTAATTCACAAGGTGGTGGATACGGACTCATTCAAACAAAAATGTTATGGGACAACCATCCTCACGATACTGTAGACGTAAATCCTCCACCATCAATGTGGGGGAATTACGATCTGCTTTATGTATGTGAAGGAGTTAATTTCGTAGAAGGCTCTTTTAATGTTCCTGGTGGACCTCAACCGCTTCACACAGAAAAAATGAAAGCTATTGCCGAATTTAAAGGCGAGTTAAGGTATTCAAACAGTCTATTTGATTTCAATAAATTCAATCAAAGATTAAAGATCGAAGCCACTTTTCCAGAAACAAATAGCATCTCTTGGTACAACACTTTTTTGGCTCACGGTTTAGAAAGTAGAAAAGGAGTTATCGGAGATTCTCACGCATTATCTGTATGGAAACCTGGACACTCTTTGGATTTCACAGCTGGTAGAACTTTGCACGGATTCTTAAAAAGAGAAACGGTAGACGAGATCAATGGCAGATTCGATGAAGTTACTTTGTATTTTGGTAATATCGATTTACGTTTTCACTTAATGCGACAAGAAAATCCACAACAAGCTACCGCGGATCTATTTAATCGATACGTAGAATTCGCAAAACAATTAAAGAAAGCAACTTTAGTTGAATTGCTACCAGTAGAACACGAGTCAAGAAAAATTCCTGGAACTGGTTTGTACAAGAAGCAACCATTCTTTGGAACTAGACAGGAAAGAATGCAAGTAAGAGAAATTGCTAACGAAATCATCAACAATTCAGGATTAGAAGTAATTCAATGGCCTGACGAATGGATAGATGAAGACGGCACTAAGATGCTAGATATTCTAGAGATGAAACAGTCTGTGCATTTAAAACCAAAACATTATCCACACTTAAACGAAATACTAAATGTTTCTAAATAAAACAACAGACGAATCTAATTTGGACATGTCAAACGGTAGGGACTTAAACTACTATTTAGATATGACAAAAGATTACAAACACGATTTTACATTTAAAGTAAAACAATACGATGGATTTAACGTAGTCGACGATGGTGAATTTCAATTCGGTACTAAAGCAAAAATGGCTGACTTCTTCATATCTCAAGTAAAAGAAGATGCTATGGTTTATGTTGCTCCAAGAACAGGTTACGCACCCTATTCTCTTTGTCATTTAGCAAAGCGGTACAATAAGAAATTGTATCTAGTTATGCCGGCTTCCAAAGAGGCGTCTGATCACCAATTAGCTGCAATAGAAAATGGAGGAATTCCATTATTCGTAAAGATCCCAGCAATGCCAACAGCAAATATATGGGCAAAACAATTCGCAGACAGAGTGGGAGCAAAATACCTACCTTTCGGTTTGAAGCACGAATCTGTAGTAGCAGGCGGAGTTAGAATATTTTACGATAACTTTAAAGACACCGATATAGAAACAATGTGGTCGGTATTTTCTACTGGAGTTTTATCTCGCACTTTACAGATCGCATTACCAAAAACTAAATTTAATGCTGTAGCTGTTGCAAGAAACGTACAGGACGGAGAACTTGGTAGAGCTAAATTCTACACTCACGACAGAGCATTCTTAAAGCCTTCAAGGATACAGACGCCTTTCGATTCTATACAAACATACGATGCCAAAGGTTGGGAACTCCTAAAGACTCATGGGCAGCAAGGAGATTGGTTTTGGAACGTAGCAGGCAATATGCCAAAAGCTGCATTAAAAGCTAGTGACATCGATTCAAGTCGCGAGTGGGGAGACTTCAAAGATTTTAAGCGGTACTACAAAGATTAGTTTTTCTATTAGCCCCTTATTTTTTATATTTATCCTATGAATATACTACTTAAAGCAAACGAAATCGTATTCGAAAGAAACGAAGAAAAAGAGCGACTTTACGGTCCTTTTCAAGAAGGCATGCAAGAAGCAGCCAAGATTGCGTCTCTATTATCAAGAAAGGAGATCACTACAGTTGACATGTACAACTGTATGATGGCCCTAAAGTTATCAAGAGCATCTTATAATTACAAAGAAGACAATTATTTAGATTTAGTTGCATATATTGCATCACTAAATGACTTTCAAAACAATGTACAGAATGAACATTCAAAAGACAAGAAACGTAAAAACACCAAGTAGAGGAACTAACCTTTCAGCAGGTTTAGACTTCTACGTACCAGAAGATTTTCAAGAAACTACTATCCACACCGGAGAAGCAGTTTTAATTCCTTCAGGTATCAGAGCTCACGTTCCATCAGGTTACGCATTAATCGCATTTAACAAATCAGGAGTTGCGACAAAACAAAATTTATCAGTAGGTGCTTGCGTAGTTGACGAAGACTACGAAGGAGAAATTCATCTGCATTTAATCAACGTAGGAAGATCTCATACAACTATTAAACCAGGACAAAAGCTAACTCAGTTCGTTTTGATTCCTGTAAGTTATATGGACGTACACGTATTAGAAGAGTTACCAGACAGAAACACAGAGCGTGGAGCTGGTGGATTCGGATCAACAGGATTATAATGGAAAAACAAAAAATATAGTTATGTATAAATGGGAATTTCAATTCAATAAAGGATCAAAAAAAATGAGAAGGGATATTTTGCCTTTCTTTATAATTAGGTTTTTTAAAAATAAAAATCTGGATATATTTCCAAAAGGCGTATACCACTATGAATTTCATTTTGGATGGTGGAGGTGGTTTTTTTCTTTAGATATGACAAAAACGCTAAATAAGTAATGTGAACAAACAACAGAAGTTAGATAAGACATTTATCAACATCGCAAAAGAAGTCGGAACTTTATCGCACTGCACCAGATCAAAAGTAGGTGCAGTGTTAGTAAAGGACGGTAACGTGATAAGTTTTGGGTATAATGGCACACCGGCTGGAATGGACAACGGTTGTGAAGAAAACGATGTTACCAAAGACGAAGTTATCCACGCTGAAATGAACGCAATTTTAAAAGCAGCAAAAAGCGGTAACGCAGTAGACGGTAGCACCCTATACTTAAGTTTATCTCCGTGTCAAAATTGTTGTAAATTGATCATACAATCAGGAATTAAACGCGTAGTCTATTTAGAAGGCTACAGAGATTTAAAACCAATCGAATTTTTATCAAAGTTTATAGAAGTAGAAAAATATGATATATAAAAACGCCACAGACGCATTCGAATTACTATTTAGCGATATTAACGCCAACGGAGAATCATTCGCAGGTACTAAAGCTAAGTTCAACGTTTCATTTACACTACAAGATGTAGGTAACAAAACTGTTACCACACCTCAACGCAAGTTCAACGAAGACTACGCTGAGTACGAATGGAACTGGTACCTTAAAGGAGATCGTGATGCTAGCGAAATAGGTGAACGTGCTAAGATATGGAAGAAGATGATGGTAGAAGGCACATCAGAAGTCAATTCTAACTATGGTTACTTTTGGAACAAGAACTACCAACTATCAAGAGTAGTACAAGAACTCAAAACTAATAAAGAAACAAGACGAGCAATTGTTGTACATTACGATATAAACGAATTGGATAGATACAAATACGATACCCCTTGTAACGATGTACTTAACTTCTATATAAAAAACGATAAGCTACATTTAACGGTATTCGCAAGATCTATCGATTTAGTTTTTGGCTTCTGTAACGATCAGTACACATTTGCCAAACTTATGGAGATGGTAGCGTTTCAGTTGGATATTGCAGTAGGAGAAATGCATTGGATGGTAACTAACTTACACATCTATCCAAGACATTACGACATGTTAAAATAAAAGTTATGATAGCAACAAAATTACCAAGAAAGTTCTTAGAAGAGCAACTCTCCAAGTTAACTCCAAAGAGATACAATCAATTCGTATGGTGGAGACGCTACGAAGTTAGACAGACTTTGCCAGATAAATCTCCTTTGTACGATAAGATAATAAATGGAGATTACGAACACTCTGATTATTACTATCAAGCAGAAATGGAAAACTATTTGCTTGCTGATAAGATCAAAGATATTAAGTACTTCGAAGATCAATTGGACCACAGAAGTCTATTCGGTGCTAGGTGGAAGAGACTGATTGACGATTACCAAAAGGACGAGAAAGATATCATGAAAAAGATGAAAAGGGACTTCAAAGCCACTTTCAACATATCTCCAGAAAGATTAGAGCTAATTATGGAAGACTTCGACGGCACAACTATAGAATTATACGATTACGTAAAGAAGCTGACCAAAGAGACCAGATTACAAAATTTACAATTAGCATGAGTTTAACATACGCAATATACAAAATAAAAGAAGTGCTTACAAGAGGCATACCAACTTTTTTTAAAAACATTTGGAAATTTAGAAAAGAGTTGTACAGTCACGATTGGTGGGATTACACTTTTACTTTAGAAATGCTTTACCGCTCTTTGGTTATTATGGAAGAGGGCATGAGTAAGAAAGGCTTGGAGGTAGCAGAGACTAGAGACGTAAAAGTAAAACAAATTAGAAGAGCAATAGAATTACTTAAGCACAAATTGGATAGCGATTACATAGAAAGAGTGGAAGCAGAGTTAGGCCCAGTAAACTATACAAATTTTTTAGACGAAAAAAACTGGAAAAAATTAGAAGACGGAAATTACGAATTGATAGATAACGATACACCAGAAGAAAAGAAACACGGTAGAAAAGTATTCAAGCGCGCACATAAATTAGAAGAAGAAGAGTGGAAAGAATTATGGACCATTATTAAAGGAAACAAATTTACCACTTGGGAAAAGTTCGACGGAACTGATCTTAGAAATTGGTGGGATTAAAATAAAAATATGAAACAATACATCAAACCATTTTTAACAACA